GAGAAACCACCTGTAAATACAGATATAAATCTCTGAGTACCTTCTATACTACGTTCCCACCAATTTTGATTTTTACCTAGCTCTGCAAAAGCTTTAGTAGATTTTGCTAATGTATCGTTTAATTCATTAAAAGCATTAGCACGGGCCTGCACTGAGTCTATAGTTAATATTTGCTCAAAGTTTTTACTTTTTATGGCATCTAAAGTTTTACCGACATTATCTATAGCAGTAGACGTCATGCCAGTACTTTTATTAAATTCTTCTGTTTGTTTAGCTGAATTACTAAACATAAGATTAAAAATCTCAAAAGCTGCTGCTGCAACTCCTAATGCAATACCTATAGTACCTAGTTTACCTGCAAAACTTGCTAATTTTGAAGTGCTTGCAGCAGTAATTATACTAAGAGCCCCTTGAGCTACTTGTAGTTTATTAATACCTTCTACAGCAATTTTTTCGGTTAATGGAACTTTTTGCCCATCAACTTTTAAATTTTTACCATTTGCATCTTTTACAAATTGGCCGGGAACTACTACATCAAGTGTAGCACCTTTTCTAGCTTCATTTAATTGTTCCAAACCTTTACGAATACTTGCAATAAACCCTAGTTCTTGAACATTAGCAGCAGCAGCTACATTAATGCCTTTTAGTAATGCGGCTTGAGATAGTTCACGATATTTTAGGTCATCAATTTGACTAGATTTAACACCTTCGGCTAATCGTTTTTTTGCTTTTAATAGCTCTGAGTCTGCTATTAAGAAACCTGTTTCAGCAGACTGACCGTCTTTAATAATTTGAGCAACTTCTCTGTAACTATCAGATAGTTGTTTATTTGTTTTTAAATTCATCTGAGCATGATCATCTAAATACTTTAGATCATCTGCTGTAACATCCATTACTGGTTTGTCTAAGATTGCGCTAACACGTTTTTTACTTTTACTAAACTTTTGATCACTTAATGCCTCTAGTTTAGCGGTTGCCATATCACGAGCTGTAACTGCTACTTCTGCTAATGCTTCAGCATCAATTTTTGCTTGTGCTAATCTTTGAGTCATTGCTGTTTTAGCAGCAGTACTTCGGCCAGATACAGCTAATAGTGCATCATCTGCTGCACTTTTCATAGCTTCTCTCCACTGTCCAATAGCAGGGATAGCTTGACCAATAATCATCTTAGCAATACCAGCAATTACTGCGGTTAATGCTAGTGGGGATTCTGATAGTAATTTTACTAAAGGTCCCAATACTTTGTTAATTACTTCTAAACCACCTTGAGTTAAATTACTTATAGATGCTAATAGCTTACTGTATGGATTAGCATCTATTTGTATTTTGCCAAATTTACCCTCAGCTTCTGTTAGTACAGCATTAGCAAATCCTTGGCGTTTTTCAAAATCGGTTAGAGAGCTGGCTGTTTTACCTAAAGATCTTGCATATAGCTCATTAGAGTCATTTATTTTTGTAAATATACCTAATTCGTCTAGTAATTCTGGCTCTAGTTTAGTAATACCACGACTTAATCTACTAATTGCATCTGGCATTGATACCCCAAGTGCTTGTGATGCTTTTTTTGCTACATCACCAAGTCTTAAAATATTAGAAGAACTCATGCCTGCAGAAGAAGATTGTGCTACTGCTGTCATAGCATCCCTTAGGGAAATTCCTCCATCTGCTGCTTCCACTAACTGTTTACTTAATGATCCTAATGCTTTACCACTAGCTGCACCTAGTTGATCTAAACCTTTTACCATATTACTAGTGTCAGCAGCATCAGATAGTGCTCTAAATGCTGCGCCTGCTGCAAATAAGTTAGCAGCATAAGTTGCATATAAATGCACTAGTCCACCAAGACCTTGTGCTTGTTTTGCAAAGTCACGACCAGCAGCACCTGTACCAATAGAAGCTCGTGCTTGTCCGTATTCTATGCTTTCCATTGGAGACTGTGTAGCTCCTTTAATAGCACTAGTAGTTTTTGGGGCCATAGCAGCTTTAACTGCTTTTACAGAACTAGCTACACTATCATAAGCTTTTGCTAAACTATTAGCATCTTTAACGTTATTTTTAGTAGTCCCGCCATCATCGACGTTAATACCAATTTTTATATTTTCTTGCATAGGTTCTCCTATTAGCAACTTATTTAAAAACTCAAATGGTTTTTAAATTTTACGCGTACTTTCCATATCCACCCTATTATATCATTTAAGGACCACTAAGTCAATACCGAAATTTTTTGATCCAAAAAAGAAAGCCCCGTAAGAATTAACTTACGGGGCTTATAGATTTTAATCAGCTTTTTGGTTTTTGATCGTTGATAATCTTACTTCTGGTATTATCCATTATAGAAATCCAGTCTAAGATATATTTACGATCATATTTTTCTATTTCTAATATATCAAATATTTCTGCTAGGCCAACATAGCTTTTACCCATATAAGTACCATTAAATGTATCCCATTCATCTCGTAACTTATAGTAAACGCCAATAGCTTCTTGAACTAAATCAGGAAAATCTTCATATTCAACTGGAATTTCTTCAGGGTCTGGTTCATTGCCTAGAGCTTCACACATTTCAAAATACTGGTCTCGGGTCATACCCACAGAACTATTCTGAAAGTATGAAACCAACATTTTATTTATTTCTGTGCGCTGCTCTTCTGAAAGTTTCCCAAGTCAGTAACAGTTTCTGAGATGAAAGCATCAAATGCTGAACTATTCTTCATTAAGAACAATGCATTTTCATCACTAAACTCTAATTCTGCTTCAGGATCTTGACCAGTTAAATCTACTGGAGCTAGTTGCTCTAGAATAGATAGTTTTAAGCCTGTCCAGTTACGTACAGCTTCGCGAACATAAAGTTGCAAGAAAATTTCATCATTTAATTCTTCAACTGGTTGACGATTTTTAAAAGTTGTTTTAGTTGCTTTTTTACGAACACTGATAAGTGTTTCGCGTGAAAGAAAGCTTACTGTAACTACAAAACCTGGTAGTCCAGGGTATTCAACATCAACAGTTTTTGAAGGAACTAGTAGCGCTTTAAGGGAAAGGTTTGTTGCCATTTTTGAATTTTATTATAAAAGAAAAAAGAAGGGTGGTGATCAAGCCACCCTTATAAAAATTATTGCTTAAGCGTAGTAGCGAATAGCAATATCATTTGTTTGTGTTAGGTCGTAAACGTTACCGTTAGCAGTTGTGCTAGGTACAAAACCTTGACCAGTAAAGTTAATAGCAGTAGAAACAACTTGCTGAACGTTAACTGTTGGAACACCAATTGTTACTGCAGGCATGTCTAGTATAACCTTAGTTGCATTTCCATATCCACCAATTGATAGTTGTAAGGCAAACATAGGCTCAATAGTAACTGTAGCCGCAGATAACATATCTGCTAGCAATTGTCCTGTGCCACCAACACCTGTGCCTGTTTTTAAATAAGCATCAATTGTACCCATAACAGAACGTGTGCCTGTGTAGTATGTAATTGGTAAGTTAACTGTGCCTAGGTTAGCTGGTGTAATATAGTTAACGTTATTACTAATTGTAATAGATCCACCTGTTAATGCCAATGTGTAAGCTGTACCGCTTGCTGCAACTGTAGTACCGGTATTATCAACTAATCCATTTACAAGGCTTAAACCAACTGTAGATAGCTTATTGGTAATATACTGAGCAGCTGTATTTTTAGCTGTAAAACTTCCTGTTAGTGTACCACCACCAAATGCACCCCCCACAGCAGTTGCACCGGTTGCAATTTGACGTAATTGAGTAGCTTGGCCTGTCCATGCTGCAGTAGCAATAGCATCTAGTCCAAAATCAATAACAACTTGGTTAAGAGCTGAGTTATCAACTGCATAAGCAACTTGGTCAACCAAGAAAATCAAACCAAAACGTTGTAGTTGATTTTTGTTAGAACCACCACTGGTTACTAAAGCATAAGCAGAACCGCCTGCAGGTGCCCAACCAGATTTGTATAGCTTAACTGTACCAAATGTAATACCACTGATTGTGCCAGCTTTTGGATTTACAAGAGTTAGGGTAATTGATGTAGCACTAATAGTTGCAACTTTAGCAGCTGCATTTAAGAATACTAAATCGCTAGTACTAGCACCTGTTAGACCAGCAATAACTACAATATCTCCAACGCTAACAGTACTTGCTGTTAGTGCTGAACCAGCAACTGTAACTGTACCAACACCAGCAGTAAACGCATATGTAACACCACTAACTGTTCCACCTACACTAATTGTGTTTGCAGTGGAAATGTCTTGATCTGAAAATAGTGCGTTCCATAGTACGCTTTCTTCTGCAGTAACTGCAGTGCCAGTATTAAATGGGCGTATATATGTTGAGAATGAAAAATCAACAGGCGCTAAGCTAGTGTTGAAAGAACGTTCACCACGAACTGGTGCAACACCGGCTTCAGCAATTGTTACTTTGTCATTGTTTGTGTTTTGAGAGAATGAGAAGCCGTCCAATACTTGTAGTTCAGATGTATTAGCTGCAGTGAAACCTGTAGATAATACTCTATAACCATTAGCAGCTGTGTCTAGGTTTGTAGTAAAGAATACCTTACTATTACGGACTAAATTTAATGCCATAATCTTTCCTTTATGATTTTTGGTTTTATCCTGGTACGCTTGGCTAGATATTTATCTGCGCTAACGCTTGGACTTACCGGGGTTTACATTAGTGCATAACGCACTTGTATTGTGATTTCTCCGATTGCATAAGGTGCTAGTAATCCCTCATCTGTAACAATCGAATGTACTAGTATTTCAGTGGTTTGATAATTATTTTCAGTATCGTATGTTAACACACGATTATCATGAATTAATTGCTCCACATCTTCTATTAGTTGTTCTAGCTGTAGTTGCGAATCTTCGTTTTTACAATAAAGTTTTAATGTAAGGCTAAGATAAGCCCATGTAAAATCGCCGGGTAAGTACTCTCGGGTTCCGGTACCTGCAACTACATAAATACTTGGAAAATCTACTACTTCATCCCAGAATTTTAAAAACGCATAAGCATTGTTAAAAAGATTGGTTTTAAACTTACCAGTGCCGTCTATAGTTTTTAATTTAGCTACTAACGCATTAGTTATTGAATTTCTACGACTCATACTGCTACGGACCTCATTCTATTACCGACTCGTTCGGCAGCGATTTCTCGGATTGACTTTGCTATTAACAGTTTAGGGTCATGAGAAGTTGGAATACTTTGTCTGCCGCCTTGTGAGAACGTTGCATATGGATTTTTCATAAATGAATAAAATGCAGTTATCATACCTTCGCGACTTAGGGACAGTCTTTCAACTTTAACTGTTGATGCAAAACGACCTGTACGATAATTTAAAATATCTTGACGACTACCATCACCCATATTAGCAGCTATAACATCCTGTAAATGTTTATTTATTGATGTTAATAAACTTGGTAAATTAGTAGACGAGCTACTTAACGTAGGTAATTTAATATCTGCAGAACTACTAGAAGTTCTAGGTGTTATTTTTGAACTACTCTTTTTTAGTGCTGGAGTCTTTATTTTTGTAGATGCTTTAGCAGTATTAGTTTTAATAGCTTCTGATTTATTCTCTTTGCCTAATATAGCTGATACTATACTATCTTTTATAAAATCAAGGATAGTAGGAGAAGCACTAAGATTTAGTGCTTCTTGTACTATGCCTTTATAGAATTTCTTTTGTACTTGCTCTTTAATAGAAGGTAATATTGTATCACCAATATACTTTTTAATTCTAGATACTTCACCTATACGTAATTCATTTGTATTAAACTCTCTGGGCATAGACACTACAAAAGAAAATTGCATATCTAGTAGTGTCTGTGCTGTTTTTGTAAAATTTTGTTTAAAAACTACTGCATAGTCTGCATCTAGATATAAATCTGCTATAGCTTCTTCTAAGCCTGCTTCTTTTCCTGTACCTGCCAATAAAAATTGCTTTTCTTGGGCCATAGGCATATTAATACCAATTAATTTACCTGTTTCTTGTACAGCAGAAGTATGTCCTGCATTTATTAAATTACCAATAGTAAAACCATCACCTTTATTATACTTAACTAAACTTAATCCTAATCCTTTTACAAAATCTGAAATAACTGTATTTAATTCTTCATTAACTTTGCGTTTAGTACTTTCAAAAGTTGGACCTATTACTACTCTAGAGGTGCTAGGTAATCCTGATACTATTGCCGGGCCATCAGATGCTACAAATACTGAGTTTACTTTTAATATAGTACGTATATCATTACCAAACTTGGCAGCAGCATTTCTATATCCAATATATGAAGTTTTACTAGACATTCTATCTAACATAGCTTCATAACTTGTATTTAACTTATTAAATACTGGTAAAAAAGGTTTACTACTAATATTACTATTACCTATTGCTTCCAGTAATCCAGCTAATAATTCTTTTTCTGAAGCCATTATTTTAGGTTTTATAGTACTAACGTAGTCTTCATTTTCTACTAAGTATTTGTCTGAATCATTAATTAGGGCTTGTATAGTCGTTCTAGCTATTAATTTGCAATCAACAATATAAAATGTAGGAAAATTAGAATCTATTAAATCTCGTAACTTATTACCCTCTAACTTAGCAACATCAAAATCTCTATATAAAGCACTTTTCTGTATTTTAGTAGTAGCCCCAGCAATAGCGCTACCAGATAGTATATCAAGGGTTCTTGAAAAATGTACTTTTCTATTATAGGACATATTTATCCATAGAAAGCAGTGTGTTGATCTAGCACACGTTTAATGTGTGCAGGCAAATTAGTGTTAGTAATATATTCGATTTGAACTGTATTGGCGCCAATGGCTTTTTGCGAGTGAACAGCCGCATCGTTACGAATATAGTAGTTAATTAAATCTGCAAGTGCTAATTTTAAGTCTACTGGTACTGATTCGTAACCAGCATTATAGGTAATACGAAATGCATTAGTTTTAATATAGTTAACATAAGGTGTAGCAATTATTTCTACTACATCTGAGTCTTGATCTACAATGTAGTCAGTGAACTCTACTAGGCTAGTGTATGTTTTACCAAAGTCATCGGAAAACTCTACTGATGATACTTGCATTACAGGAGTTTCATGAAGCACGATACGATTACTTGGGCTACCTTTACTAGTTTCTACTTTGTAGTCATCTACATAGTCTAGGAATGTTCTGCGGCAAATATTTTTAACTAATGCGCTTACTTGCGGAATTAGTGTATTAATAATAGTATCTTGATTTGTGCTTGAAATTCCAATATAATTTTTAAATTCTGTGAGTGTTATTAAATTATTTGCCATGGAATGTCCTTTATCTTTTATAAGAGTACATAATACCCTTATAAAAGATAGGGAACCTTAGTTCCCTATCCAAACTTTTAACTAATCGTTAGATTAGCTTGCAGCAGCCCATGAGAACTTGCTAACACCCATACCTAAGTTAGTTGTAACTTGAACCATACCAGTGCGTAGAGACGCAACTAGAACACGGCGTTGTGTTTCAACTAATTCTTGTTGATCCATACGTAGACCACGCTGATTACCAGCCATG